TTTTGTGAGGCAGGGGCACCCATATCTTGTATATCTTGAGGAAAATTAACCTCGCCTTCAAAAAATCTTGGCGATATTCCCCCACCAAATTGAATACCAGATGGTGTTTCAAATGTTAAATCTATATCACCTTGAATACTATCTATTTCTGTTGTTATAGGATTTGGCGAAAAAGGTACGAAATCTCTTTGTGATTTTTTACTGCCTTCAATGTTAACTTCAGGCATTTTCATTTCTAAATTTTTTAAAAATTCTGTTACGTTCATTAAACCTGCCCTGCTGTTAGTTTTTTTGCTAATAATTTTAATGTCTGATTAAAACTTTTGTCAAGTTTACCTGCTAATCTAGCAAATTCTTTTGGACTTATTTCTTTTGTTTCTATCTTTCGTCTTTCAAGAAATTTTTTTGCCGCTCTTATTTCTGCATTTGCTACCTTTTTTACTGCCGACATTATATCCCCTCTTCCGTAATAATATCTTCTTCACTTCCCATGATTTTATTTGCTGTTAACATACCTGCCAAACCTGTTGCCGCAATTGGGGTGTACAAAGATTGACCAGATTTAACATTTTCAATAAATGAAGGTGTAAATTCTAATGTAACCGAATCCATGTAAAAATCATCTAATCTTTGTTCATTTAAATTATTTTTTAAATCAAATGCCTTTGCTGTATCAGAATTAGGGTCGTTTCTACCAAATTTAGTAAATTCTTCAATAAAATCTTCTCTTGCACTTTCGGTATGAAAAACTCTTTGTTTAGATAGGCTTGCATCTGTTCCCTTTATAAGTTTATTTAATGCCTTTGGTATATCACTATCATAATATCTTACTAATCTTTCTACATTAGACCTGTCTTTGTGAATATATCCGGGTGATATTGAAATTTTTTCGTAACCTTCATCTATTGCATTTCGTATTATATTTTTTAAACCTATTTCTGTATATGCACCTGTATCATTTATAAATGGACCACTTGGTATGTCATGGGTTCCAAGTATTTTTCTTTCAAAGTTATAAACACCTGTTAAATTTGCCTCAATTTTTTTTAATGTTTCGTAACTTTCTTCTAGTTTATCTGGTTGCACATCAAAATTTTCTACTATCTTTCTATGTTTTGGCACCAAATCTTTAACACTTAAATCTGCGTTTCTAATAATATTAAATAAAATAGCTCGTTTGTCATCTGTATCAATATCATCTAAATTTGTTGGTGATGTATTAGCGCCTTTAATTGGGTCACCAAATCTGTCTCTTTCTTCTACCTTAAAATATTTTGCAATTTTTTCTTTATCGTTACCAAAAAATAACTTGGCTAATTTATTTACATCTTCATCTGGCAACTCGTCTATTGCAAAATATGGTCCTCGAGGAGAACTTACATCTTTACCCATTTTTTTATATAAATCAAAAAACACCTTTTTCTTTAATGGATTTATAAGTTCTTCATTTACACGACTTGGATAAAGGTAATCATTATATTTGCCATCAAGGTTCAACGTTATATCCATAAGTTTTTCATCGTTCAATAATTCTGTAAATTTATATTTTGTACCTTTATTAGAAATAAGATTACCTAATGTTAAGTCGTCGGTTTTCATTTTTTCTAATAATTGTATTTGTTTATTTAGACCTGCAAGTTCTTGTGGTGTATTCCTTAATTGAACTTTTTTAATATTTAATTTTTGTATTTGATTATCTAAGTCATCATTTAAATAAGAATACGACATAACTCTTTTTTGATTAGAAGCTAGTTCGCTATCCAATGGGTCAAATTGATGATAGATTTTTATATCGTCAATATTAGATATTTTATTTAATTTATCGTAATTATTTTTTAGGTCTTTAACCATTTGTACTTTATCTTTATTTACTAAAGATTTTTTTTCAGATGGTGTGTAATTAATATTTTTTCCCTCTTCGCCTCTTTGCGACCAATCGCTTTGCATTTCTTCTAAGAATAATGTTTTTTTACCATCTTCTGTAATTTTATCGTTAACCCTTGTGTGAACAATAAGGTTATTTTCTGGGAAATGTTCTTGTTCATAATCAGGTTTTGATTTTTGAAATGGTGAATCATTTGTTAATAATATTTCTCTATAATTTGTATTTAGTTTGCCACTACCTACAGTTTGACTTGCATATCTACCATCTAAATCAAAATTACCATATTCAGGTCTAAATTCTCCACCAGCCTCTAAAATACTAAGTTGTACATCTACCTCATTTAGACTTGGTACATTTGATACAGGAATACCATCACTTAAATCTGCAGACAAAGCATCGATATTATCGTTTGCAAAATCAATATTATCATAGGCAAACCAACCTTCTTTATTATTACCATCTACAACAACACCGGTTTGTTGGTCAATTATTCTAAAATATTCATCAGTTCCAAATATTGCATCTGGGTCGTAATCAACATTTGGTATGCCTTCTGGCTTAAATGGCATGTTTAAAGTATCTCTGTGATAAGATGAAAGCTGATATGGTTTTAGTCTTCTTATCTGAAATTGACCATCTTCGTAAAAATCGCCTTCTACATCGTTAAAATTACGTATGATGTTATTTGCATCTTGAAACCTTGATACATCACCAGCTAATTTACCACCTTTAATTGTTTCATTTATAACGGTTTTATTTTCTTTTAAATAGTCTTTTAAGTCTTTTGTGGTTATGGTTTCGTCTGGTAATTCATCTACAAATTTATCAAGACCTGTAAACATTGACTCTTCTTCAACTGCTTTACCACCAACGTTTTTAATCTGATTAAGTATTTGGTCTGGTTTACCTTTTACATTACCTAATAGGTCTATTGTTTTTTCTGTTGGGGAGAAAAATCCAAGTTTATCTAATGCACCATAACCATATCTAAATAATTTACCTACTTTTGACATTTACCAAGCCTTACATGACCAATATCTTGCTGTTGTCTTATCGTTTGCAGTGTCGCAATTATGCCTTGCTCTAAACGATTTTCTTCTAGCAGGTGATGTTTTCTTTATTCTCATATTAGGGTCGCCAAATGTAACCTTTTTAACTTTACCTTTATCCATCACAAAAACCATAGATTTCTTTTTACCATAAGATGGTTCGCCTTTTCTGATACGTCTAGGCTTATTTAAGGTTACCTTTCTACCTTTATATTCAGCCATTATTCGCCACCCATAAAATAATTTTCTAATATAGAATCAATAATTGCAGTTGGTTCACTATCATTGGCACCAAAATCTTCAAATTTTTCTTGAATAGTTCTCATATAATTTTTAGCATCATCAAAGCTACCTAATTTTATTGCCTTAATAATTTCATCATTCATGCTTTTATTTATAAATCTTTCTTGGTCTATATCTTCGGAAAAAACTTGAAAATCTATTAATCCTGCACTTTTTGTTTCTGTTGGTGTTGTTTCTCCTAAAACACCTTTCTTTTGAAATTTAAGGTCGTCGCCTTTACTTATTGCCTCTATATTTTGGTTATCAATATTTTTTAATGCACCTGTATCAACATCTGGCATAAACTTATCTTGTAAAAGTTCTCCGAGTGCACCTAATAATATTTTAGATTTGGCCATTACATACCTCCAGAACCATCAGGCGCACCAATAAGTGACATAGGGTCTATTATGGGTGGTCTTAATGATAATATTTGAGATGCTATTCGTTGTTCCGCCTCAGTATAGGCTTTTGGGTTATTTGAAATATAATCTAAGGTATCAGTAGGATAATTAAAGAAACGATGTGTTTCTAAAATTTTTTGATTATCTAAATTTTGCAATGCACCTAAACTGTTTGACCTTCTATACGGCATCAAATTACTTAATGCACCTGAATATTTTTCAAGGTATGCTGGAACCATTATTTTTTCTTTTGTGCAGGTGTATGAACTTTTTGTATTTCAAATGATGCCTTTTTTACTGCACCTTTATGTGGTTTGTAATCGCCTTTCATTAGCTTAAAACCAGAACCTGACTTCATCCAATGAAACCCTTTAGGTGCGTCTACTGTTTTTTTTGCCATCTTTTTTCTCCTTCTTTGCTTTTAAATCTTTTTTTGCATTTTTAAATATACCTGCGACCTTTGTTTTTCCCATTACTTTTGCTCTTTGTTCACCGACAGTAAGTATTTGTATCTTTCTCGCATATGGTTTATTGATTCTTTTAACCTTTCTAACCGTGGCTTGTGCATCTGTTGGTGTTGCGAATTTGATGCTAACTGTGTCTTTAGGGTTTTCATCTGTATAGAGTCTTCTGTCGCTCCCTTTTGGTTTTTTCCCTGTACCAACCCTTGGGTCTTTCTTCTTATTAGGCACTTTTCTTCTTCTTACCTTTACCTAGCAAATCTTTATCTGCCTTTCTTGCTCCACCTTTGCCTGTAACAAAACTTTTTACGCGTCCCATAGCCCACTGATGTGCAGAAGTCTTAGGTCTACTACCACTTGAATAATATGCCCCTAATCCTCTTTTATAGACCTTATCTAATTTATCTTTTGAGAACCTGCCTGCTCCGGGTATTGATGAATATTTACCTGATTTTTTCTTTTTAGTGGTGCTTTTCTTCTTGGTTTCTGCCATTACGACTTACTCCTTTGTTTACTAATCTTGTCCATCTGTGCCTTAGTAAGTTTACCTTCTCTATAAAGTTTTGCGGTTCTTCTTATCTCTTTTTCCCTTGCCTTAGGGTTCTTTGCACCTGCGAGATATTTCTTAGGCGTACCTTTTTTTGTTTTTGCAACCTTTTTAAACCTTCTTTTTGTTGGTTTTTTTGCCATTCTTTTTCTTCTTTCTTAACTTTGCAAAGTCTGCACCAGTTATCTTTGTTCTTGGTTTTGCTACTCTTGCCAATGCCTTTTGTTTTTTTGAATATTTACTAAATGGCATTACATTCCCTCTCCAAGACTTTGTAATTCTTTCATTAACATCAAACCTTGTATTTGTATTTCTTTAACATCTGATGCCATCATATTGCGAATTGTTGGTTCAAGGTTTGCATAACCTACACTCTCTAGCAAATCTTCTAATTTCATTAAGGGTAATTCAGCTTTTTGCATACCTTCTTTTGGTAGATTTGCTAAGGCTCCCATTTTTGCTGATGTTCCGGGCATTACATTACCTTCGGTCCCATAGGTCCCAACATATCGTTCATCATTTCGTGAACATTACCAGAATCCATTTTGATAATTTTAACTTTCATATCGCCATGCTCTTCTTCTGTTTCTTCTTCTTCATGTGGAAGCATCATTGTTTGATGGCACAATAACAAAAAATTTACTAACTGTTCATCGCTTAGTTCGAGGCCTTCCGCGTCTCTTGGGAACCCCATCTTTTCCATGAATAGTTCCTCGTTTCTCTCCATGTTTCCTATTTCTATTGTGTGTTCCATTTTTATCTCCTTTATTAGTAATAAATGAACCAATTATATAGCAAATTGTTTCTCCCAAGTATTTTAGAATATTAATAAATAAATTATTTTTTCCGACCTTACCATCTGATAAATTATATGCCATTTGTTGTGCCCATCTTAAAGCGATAGGTTTTACTAATTTATAAATCAGACCTTTATTTTTAATTTTTTTGGCTAGGTATTTACCCCATATCGCATAACCATTGTATGTTCTTCTATTAACTATTGAACCGTACCTTTGGTCGTATTTAAATATTGATAAATCCATATCTCCTAATTCGTATAATGCAGTACAAATGTATGTTGTGCCTTGGTCACTTGTTGCGGCATCATCTGAAAAACTTATACCTTTTCCACTATGGCTAGTTTGGGTACCAGTTTGTTGACCTTGCTGTCCTGTTGTATCAACACCCGGATTTTGTTGAAAGCCAAGAACACCACTATAACTTGCGCCCTTACCACCACCAAGACCAGTTACACCACTAGTTGTATTTATTCCACTAAACATGTCGTCTACTTGTTTTTGTGTCATTCTATCGGCAACCTGCCCTGTTGTATTGATACCACCAACTCCACCAGATGGGTCAGTTTTACCAAAACCCGCCAAACCTTGTATACTCACAGAATTTGGTCCATAACCAGACTGTGGGTTTAAACCAACATCATAAGACGTTAAACCTTTAGACATACCAAAATTTTGTGCTTCTCTTTGTGATACTATACCATCTTTGTTTGTATCTGCCAGACCTCTTGCTGTATCTAGTGCAGAATCAGTAAAGCCTACCATGCCACTTATTGTACCTATAACATCTCTGTCTTGTCCCAATGCTGTTTGTGCGGCTTTTTCTGCACCATAATTAGATAAGGCTTGACCAATACCTAATGTTGTTGTAACAGGTTCAAGGCCTTTAACTGCTAGTCCACTAAGTGTGCCTAATACAGACTGAACATTTCCCTTTGATACATTGACACCTAAACTTATGGGATTTGTTGCTTCAAAGCCTTTAGATAAAGCACCATATGTATCAAGGTCTATTGTATCATGGTTAGGCATTTATGTTCCCATACCTTCTTTTTGCATATCCATACTTTGTGTTCTATCAGCGCCAAAAGGGTCACGTTCTGGTTTCATTGCAGGTCTTTGCATTGGTAATGCTTGCAATGCTCCACCACCTGTATTCATTTCACCCTCTCTTACAACCGAACGTGGATTAAAAAGTGCTTCAATAGCATCTTCAAGTGATATACCCATTGTTGTTAATGCTTCTATTGCTTCTCTATCTGCCATTGATAAACCCATCATTTCGCCTTCACGAACAACATCTTTTGGACTTACATCTTTGGCTCTCATTTCGTTTGTTGCAATATCTTTTGTCATATCCATCAATATATTTCTTTGTTCATCTGTCAAGGTATCGGCTTCTCGCAATGCGGTCAAAAAATCAGCAGGTCCACCTGTTTTCCTAGCTACCATTTCATCGCCTTCTCGCACAACACTTCTTGGGTCTAATGCCTTCATTGCATTAAATACGACTTCTCTATCAGTTAATGCATTTCCACCCATGTTTCCCATGACAGCCATGTTTTCACCTTCTCTTACCACAGAGCTTGGGTCCATGTTTTCCATTCTTCGCATCATTGAACGATATTTGTCCATGCCTGTATTCATTGCCATTATAAGCCTCCTTGTTTAGCTATGTTTTTTTCTCTTATAATCATGAGTTCTTGCTCTAACTTCATCATTTTCGCTTGTAAATCTTGGTTTAATTTGGCTTGTTCTATAGCTAAATCTTGTTTAGTCTCTGCATCTTTAATAGCCATATCTTGTTTTGCTTTCGCCGCTTCAATTTGTAGCTCTTGTTGTGTTTTCATCTGTAACATTTGCTGTTCTAATTGTGCTAATTGTTGTGCAAATTGTAAAGGATTAGCTTGTTGTTGACCTTGACCAATATTTGCAATCGCTGATATTTGAGCCATTTGAGGTGATTGTTTTACAACCTCTGCCGCTCTTTGTGAAATCTGCATATCAAGTTCTGGTGGCAAATCATCAAACTTAAACTTAGCATCTCTAATATCTGGTAATGGTGCTAATTGCATACCAATTGCTGTCTGCATTCTTTGTCTGTAAAGTAGTGCAATATGTTCTGCTATATGTGCAATCAAAATAGGTTGTAGGTTTCTTGCACCCGGATTACCACCTAGTGATGGGTCTTGTAAGAATTGCATATGTACGTTTATGTGAGCATCATGGTCTTGCTCTGGAAAAGCTCTTATAGGTTTACCATACATAACAGACATATTCTCATCTACTGGGTCAATACGACTTGCCTCTTCTGGTTCTTTTAAAACCTCTCCAATGTTTGGTATTCTTAGTGCCTCTAACATTCTTTTATGTGTATCGTACATATCAT